TCTGACTTGACTAAAGGTATTGTTATATATATTACAGATGACTATGATGGTGGAGAGCTGGTTTACGTAAATAAGGATATTAAGATTAAGCCAAGTGCTGGTTCTTTAGTTTGTCATCCAGGATCAGAAGAGTATACTCACGGAGTAAAAATATTTTCTGGAGGACCAAGAATAATTATATCTGCATTTGTCCATGAAAGAAAGAAACCCAATTAGAGGCGGATCCAATTGGGTTTCTTAGCACTTACGTGCTTACATAAGGAGATTTCTCTCTACCTACGTAATTTTATTTAGTTCTTTTTCTGTTAAAAAATCTAATAAAAAGATTTTCTATCCTGCACTCAAAACATTTACAAAGTGACAGTACTTGCTGATCCATTCTAAAGTATGGAGTTCTCATTACCTTGCTAAAATGTTTAGGTGGCATATATTAATTATATCATTTATTTTATTTATTGTTGAGCTAGTATGTCGTTTTCATCAAGCTTGTTGTATATTTCACCCATAAAATAAATCATTGCTGGGTGTGCTTCTTTTGTTTTTGATTCTACTTCTTCTTCAGACATGCCAGACATCAGTGCCATCTTTGTGTTAATTGATTCATAAACTGATACCATAAGTTCTACTACTGATTCTTTATCTTTATTCATCTTTTCCGTCTTCCGCTCTAAATGCTGGGGAGGGTCCCAGCAAAAAACCATCTTCATGATATTTTACCATTTTTTCAATCTCATTGCTACCCCCATTTAGTTTAGCTATTAGGCATAATACATCATATATTCTATGAAGCATTATATAGTTAACCATAGGAAGGTTATCTTCTAAATTATTGCTCGGTGTTTCCATTTTTTACTTTCATGTCTTCAAGAAGATCATCAATAGTAATCAGTCCTCTAGATTTAGCTTCTTCAGCATATTCTTTTACTACAATAAGTGCTTTTTCAGCAAGAAGCAACCCAGGCATATGCATGCATGGGATATTCCTTGCCACTTTGGCTCTTAGTGCTTCATCAAATTCATTATTCAGTGGCATTTTTTACACCCTCCAACATTTTTGAATAAATAGCGCTACCAATATAATTTTTATAGTGGCAAGAAAGACAATACACAAATATTCTTTCTTCTATGTCTTCGTTTGAAAAGAGAAGACCCTGGTCTAATGGGCAAACCATCTCTGACACAAGGCCTTCTCTTGAGAGAGCTAGATATTGAGATACTACTTGTATCTTAATATTAACTCCTTTCTAACTTTTAGATGGAAACTTGTCTAACCACTCTTTTGTTCGAGGTGTTAAACCTTTCCATGACGACCAATCTTGACCGCCATTGGTCATATAATACGTTATCTCTGCGTTGATTGCTGGATCGAATAACGAGTAGTTACTATCCAGTTTGAACTTTTCTTTACGATCATCACCTAGGTTACCCAACATGTTGATCTGAAAAATTCCATAGGAACTGTCTCCAGTTTTCCTGTTGCCGTTATAAGCCATTGGGCGTCCATTAGACTCCTTTTTAGCCACAGCCCACGCCATTTTAAGGGCGCTACCCTCAAAGCCTACAGCCTTGAGAAGTTCAACCAATTCTTTGTCTGTTAAAGACTCTGATGGTTTCCACACAGTATTGCTGAATTGCTCCAGCTTTTCCTTGTTAAGTTGTGCTTCGGTTTTTACTTCTGGTTTTACAACCAGCGCAGATGCTGATTGAATTATTTCTGGTTGACCAGTAAATAAAAACAGTACAGCTACTGCTATTGCAACATAGTGATGTAAGACATCGCTAAGTTTTTGCTTTATATTCTCCATAGGCATTTCCTCCAATAGAGATAACGAACTATAAGAATACCATTAATCTTTACAATATGTCAACTTAAAAACAAGTGTTTATTAATTCTAGTTAACCAATAAACTAGCTATTGAATAATATTTTTCACCCTTCCTTTCTATAAAAAACTTTGGTAGAATAAGACTCTTACTAAAATTTATGTGCCATAGGGCGGAAAAGAGACAAAATGACAAAAATAAAAAACTTTAATCAATCCTCAGACTATTTTGAGGAAAAGCCAATGTCACTAATTGAACTTAATGAAGATAGCGCTTTGATAGATAATCCCTATGAAAATTTTATAGCTATGTCTAGATATGCAAGATGGATACAAAGCGAAAATAGAAGAGAGACCTGGAAAGAAACTGTAGATAGATATTTTTCTTTTATGCTAAATCACCTAAAAGAAAACTTTGACTATACTCCAGATGAAATACTTTTATCAAATCTTAAAGATGCTGTATACAAGAGAAACGTAATGCCATCAATGAGAGCTGTTATGACTTCTGGTCCCGCCCTAGAAAGAGACAATGTAGCTGGTTACAACTGTTCCTATTTGCCAGTAGATCACCCAAGAGCATTTGATGAAACAATGTATATTTTAATGTGCGGCTCTGGGGTTGGATTTTCTGTTGAGTATAAGTATATTAATAAGCTTCCATCAGTTCCTAGCGTTTTAGAAAAAAGTGGGGAAGTTATTGTAGTAGAAGATTCAAAGTCTGGTTGGGCAACGGCATACAAAATGCTTTTGAAAAATTTATGGGACGGTAAGATTCCATCGTTTGATGTAACAAAAGTTAGACCAGCTGGAGCAAGACTTAAAACAATGGGTGGCAGATCTTCTGGCCCACAACCGCTTGTAAATCTTTTTGATTTTACTATTGCAAAATTCAAAACAGCAGCAGGAAGACAGTTAAAGCCAATTGAGTGTCACGATATTATGTGCAAGATTGGTGAGGTTGTAGTTGTTGGAGGAGTTAGAAGATCAGCAATGATTTCTCTTTCCAACATTAATGATATTGAAATGGCTTCAGCAAAATCTGGAAACTGGTGGGAAAATAATCCTCAACGTGCTCTTTCAAATAACTCTGTAGCTTATTCTAGAAAGCCAGACATGGAGCAATTTATTGCAGAGTGGAAATCTCTTTACGATTCAAAATCTGGAGAGCGTGGTATATACAATGTTGCAGCAGCACAAAAGCAGGCAGCTTTATATGGCAGAGATCCAGATATTCATTATGGAACAAACCCATGCTCTGAAATTATCTTAAGGCCTAATCAGTTTTGTAATTTATCTGAAGTTGTATTAAGAGAAGACGATAATGAAGAGTCTGTTTCAAGAAAAGTAGAGCTAGCTTCTATCCTTGGAACATGGCAATCAACACTTACTAATTTTAAATACATAAGAGAAGTTTGGAAGAAAAACACAGAAGAAGAAAGACTTCTTGGTGTTTCTTTAACTGGGCAGTTTGGAAATGCAATTTTTTCAGGAAAGTCCAGATCTATAAATGAATTTGTTTGCGGTAAAGGGTGTGCTGATCTGTGCACCAATCAGGATCATATAAAAGAAGATAATTACACAAGACTTGAGCATATGCTTCAGAGACTAAGAACTCGTGCAAGAGAAGCAAATATTGAAGAAGCAAAAGAAATTGGAATTAACCCATCTGCTTCAGTAACATGCGTCAAGCCTTCTGGAACAGTTTCTCAGCTAACTGGAGTTTCATCTGGAATGCATCCATGGCACTCTGAGTATTACATAAGAACTGTTCGTGGGTCTAAAAATGATCCTATTTCTATATTCTTAAAAGAAGTTGGGATACCAGTTGAAGATGATGTTATGAAGCCAACAGAAACAGATGTTTTTTCTTTTCCAGTAAAGGCTCCTAAACATGCCACATTCAGAAAAGATCTTACTGCAATTGAACACTTAGAGTTATGGTTAATTTATCAACGTGCTTGGTGTGAGCATAAACCATCTATTACAGTATCTGTTAGCGATAATGAGTGGATGGAGGTTGGAGCTTGGGTATATAAACACTTCGATGAACTTTCAGGTATATCGTTCTTACCATACTCAGATCACTCTTACAAGCAAGCACCATACCAAGAAGTTTCAAAAGAAGATTATGATGCTTTAGTTGAAAAAATGCCTAAGTCTATTCGTTGGGAAGATTTATCTTTTTATGAAACAGAAGACGGAACATCTACTAACGCAACCCTAGCTTGCAGCTCTGATGGTAATTGTGAATTGGTAGATATTAGCGCATAGTGGTACAATAATATAATTGGGCTAAAGCCCAAAATTCCTGGGCAACCCGCCTAGAAATAAGGAGGATCAAAAATGGCAAAAGCTAAAGAAGATCTTAATGGAGATGGAAAGGTTACAATGCAAGAAAAGATTCTAGCAGCACTAGCAAGTTATGGACGTCATTTTCTAGGAGCAGCTATTGCTCTATATATGACTGGCAACACCAGCCCAAGAGACCTACTACTTGGCGGATTTGCTGCCACGGCACCCGTAATTTTGAAAGCACTTAACCCTAATGAGTCATCATTTGGGTTTACCAATAAGTAAACAAAAGTAGTCGATTAGAAATACTCCTGTGCTAAAATTAGTACAGGAGTATTCCTATTTAGGAGACTATGGCAAATGGCAGTATCAAAAAACTTTGAAGTAGATCAAAATGCTACATTCATTTTTGAAGTTCAATACACTTTAGAAGATGAAGTAACGCCTATTGATATTACTGGTGCATCCGCAAAGATGCAGGTTCGTGACACCCAGGGTGGTTCTAAGTTAGCTTTCACATTAACTTCACCAAGCGGGGGAATTACAATAGATGGTCCAGAAGGAACATTAACTTTAAAAATGACACCAACCCAAACAAACAAGCTATTCTATCCAAAATCTTCTTATGACATTATGATAATTGATTCTAATGGGAATAAAATAAAACTCCTTGAGGGTTTTATGACGCTCAGTAGATCGGTTACCATCTGATGTCTGAAAAAGTAATAGTAAAAGAAACCAAAAACAAAGTAATAATTTCAACTCCTGGTCCACAAGGCCCAAGAGGTAGAACCATTTTAAGTGGCACTGGATCTCCAGCAGCTAACCTAGGTTTAACTGGAGATTTTTATTACAACACAGCAACAACAGATTTTTATGGACCAAAGCTGGAGGACTTGAGCTGGACAAGCGCAACAGTTATAAAATTTATTCAAGAGGGTGCAGAATATGCATACACAACCTCTTGGGAGCTTGCACAAGTTATGGGACCAATTAATAATCAATATTATGTAGAAATAAATCACAATCTAGGATTCTATCCAAATGCTACTATAAAAGACAGCGCAGGAGATTTAGTGGAAACAGGAATAGATTACAGCAGTACAAATAAAATAACACTGACTATGGCTCAACCATTTTCAGGGACAGCATACCTGTCATAAAGGAGAATAAAAAATGGCTAGAAAATATTTAGTTAGCTTGGATCTCAATAAAAATGAGCTTCTTAATGCTAGGCTACAAAATCTGTCCTCCGACCCATCTTCACCAGTGGCAGGTCAGATTTACTACAATACACAAGATAACGTAACAAAATTTTATGATGGAACACAGTGGGTTGCAGGAGGATCTACAAAATTTGGAAATACTGCAGGACGACCTGCTCCATCAAAAGCTGGAACCTTATATATTGATACAGAAACAAGTACAATATTTTTAGACAACGGTACAGCCTGGATTCAGGCAACAGTAAACGCATCAGATGTATCAGATGCAATAGATGCTCATAATGATTTAACAACTGGAGTTCATGGAGTAACTGGAGATGTAGTTGGAACTTCAGATGCACAAGATATTTCAAACAAGAGGGTTATAGACACACTTTACTTTACAGATGGTGTAACAATTGCCAATGAAGGTGAAATTGCTGTCCGTGCAGTAAGTCATGATTTTGACGTTAAGGCTAACTACGGAGACTTAAACCTTACTTCAGCAGTTGGAGATGTAAACGTTACATCAACTACTGGAGACATTATTCTTAACCCAGATGGAGGAGCATACATTGGCTCAGTATCATCAGGTAATGAAATTGCAACTAGAAACACTTTAGATAACCTTATTGGAGATAACACAGTAGATGGTTCTTCTGGAAACACAGTTAAGGATAGAATTGATTCAGCAATTAATAACCTTGTTGATGGCGCACCTGGCCTTCTAGATACTCTTAATGAAATTGCAGCAGCAATTAATGACGATGAAAATTATTTTACAACCGTAACAAACGCAATTAATGAAAAACAAGATACTTTAATACCTGGCAATGGAGTTGACATTGATGGCAGCTCAAATATAACAGTAAAGCTTGGAACAGGACTCACTTTTGATGGTTCTGGAAATATTGTTCCAGCTTCTGGATATGGAGTACGTAAATATGCAACTTCAGTTGGTAACGCATCTCTAACATCATTTACAGTAACTCATGGATTTAACACAAAAGATGTAATTGTTCAAGTTTTTCAAAATGCAGCAGATTTTGGGCAGGTTGAAACAGATGTAGAGCATACAGATGTAGATTATGTAACTATTAAATTTGCATCTGCTCCAGCATTAAATGAGTTTAGAGTTGTAGTAACAGGCTAATTATGTCAAGACG